ATTTATATTTTTTATAAATCATTTATTAAATATTTTAGATAATTTAAATCTCGAAATTTATTAATTGTTTTTTAATTAAAAAAGTAATTATAATAAATAATTTCCAATTTATTAAAAATTTTCATAAATCATTTATAAAATATAATAAATGATTTATTATAAACAAATAATTTACTCACTTTGTGAGCTATTCAAAAGGAATTATTATTTTGATTTATTTACTTATTAAATTTTTGAAACAATTATATTTAAAAGATAATTTTTAATATTATTTACTTAATATGTGAGCTATTCCAAAGAAATTATTATTAAATAACTACTTGAATATTTTATTTAATTTACAAAAAACATATTGAATAATAATTAATTATTTGGAAATAAAGTATTATCATTTAAAGAAGCTTTTATTTCAGCAATCATTCTTAATCTTCTTTCGATTTCATGTTTTTTTAGATTCTCATAATATATATTTCTTGAAATTGATAAAGTTGCAATGATAATAATAATAAATATTAAATAAATATTTTCTAATAAAACTACAATCATATTTAATTTAATTTCTTATTCAATTTATATTCTTTTATTATAATTCCGATGGAATATGTTATTATATAACTAAATGTATTTCAAATTTTCAAAAATATTTCTAAATTAAAATGAAATTATAAATGTAATTATATTTTTAAATGAAGACATTATATTTAATTATAAATTTTACATAATGCAATTTAAAAAATAAATTTTTGATTAAGTTTTTTAAAATTTTGCAATAAAATGATTATTTATTGATAAATAATTACATAACAATTACTTATATATTCAAATAATTCTTCAAGATTTTAAAGCAACCCAATTGTTAAAAGCTCCAATAGTGATTGTGTTCTTATATGTAGCTATTTTAAAAAAAACCCAATTTTGTATGCGACTACTATCATCAAGAATATTAATTTTGTGAAGTATTCCAAGATTTAAAGTTTTATCATCTGGTATTGTTTTATAAGCAATAAATAAAACAGCTCCAGAAGATAAAACTATAGTGTAAAATCCATATTTAATTAATGTTCCAACTAAATTAAAAAATCCTCCAATTATTGATGACATTTTGTTGATATTTTGATGATAAAATTAATTCAGTTTTTAAAAAATACACTTTATAATAAATGATTTAATTTATAAATATTTTTATAAATGATTTATAAATATTTTTATAAATGATTTATTTTAATATTTATTATCGCTTTAATCTTTATTTTGTTGAAATTAATTTTCATAAATGTAATCATTTAATAATTGATTTACCAATAACTATTTTCATATTTTCTAAACTATTTCCACATATCTTGAAGAGATTAATTCCAAAGAAACATATCTTAGAGATTAAATGATTTATAAAATATTTTTATTATAATCAATAAACAAATAAATTGCAATTTTTATAATTATCATTTATTTTAATTATAGTTTTTTCTTTATTAAATCATTTATTATATAAATTAAAAATAATTTTTAAATTCTATTTCCACTAACCAAAATGAAAATTGAGAAATATAAATTGGATCTATAACTTCGAAGTTAATAAATCGATCTTCATGTATTACATAAATATCATTTTTATAATGTTTCCCTTTAATCAATGGTTTATTAAATCCAAGATCTACATTTTCATTTAATTCAATCTTTTCGTGAAATATATCCATGAAATATATTTTCTTTTTAAAATATATTTTTGAGTTCCCTTCAAATGAAAATGAAATATTAGTATAATTTTTATCAGTTGTATAAGTTTCCTTCGTGATTGTAAATTTTCTATAATTAATATCAATATGATTTGATATATCATTTGGTGATATCAAAAATCCGATATCATAGTTATCTTCAGACTTTTTAAATGTACCGATTTTAAAAAAACTTTGTAATTTAAAATTTGATATTTTTTCATAATTCTCAATAAAATAATAATATCTATAAATTATATTATTTATAATTTTTTTATATTTTTCATCGATTTGTAATTCAAAAATATTATTTAAAAAATTAAAGTATTTTTCTTTATCATCTATTTCTTCAATTTTTTCAATTTTTCCATCTTCTTTATTCTCAATTTTTTCATCTTCAGAAAATAAAATATTAATTATATCCTTTATCATATCAATAAATATTTCGTAATCTACATCAAAATAAATAAAACATTTGATAACTTCTATTGGATCAATACATTCAAAATCTATTTTCTTTTTATATAAAAATGATAATAAGTAATGTAATGTTTCAATTGAAAATGGAGCATTTAATTCTATTATTATATAATATTCTCTATTTCCATTTTTTAATATTCTTTTATTCCATTTTTGAGAAAAATCGGAAAACCAACTATCAAAATATTTGCATTTAGATAAAATAAATCTATGTGCGTTTCCTTCATATTTGTCATTTGAACATTTAATGTTTAATAAAACATCTGAATATTTATTTTGATCCATTTTCTGAAAATAAAATATTGTTTAAATGATTTTTATTTAAAATATTGTTTAAATGATTTTTATTTAAAATGTTTTAATCTTTTTATAAACAATCATAAATTATCTCTCAAGAAGATTAAATTAAATCACTTATAAGATCCAACCAATAAATGAAATATAGAATAATTGCGAAAAATTACTTAATATTTTATTAATATAATAAATAAATCATTTAGTTTTATAATTAAATGATTTATTATAATCCATCCATTTTTGAAATTTATTTATAATATAAATTTATTTTAATTTAAGAATATAATATAAATTTATTTTAATTTAAGAAAACAATAAATATATTTAGAAAATAAATGATTTAATTTTTATTATTTAATTAATCTGGTAATATTACAATATCATTTTGTAATTCAGTATCATTTTTAAATGAATCGGTATTTTTTGATTTTGTATATGATAATAAAACTTTTATATATTTTATCCATTTAAATGTTGAATTTGTCAATAAAATAAATAAAATCATTAATAAGTTGGATGAACCAAAAAATAGAGTTGTTAATCCTATGGATAAATGCATAGCGATTGGAGATATTGATCCTATTGAAGAATATATAATTATTGGTGATAAAATTCCTAGAGCAGAAAATATAGATAATATTAAAATTATTTTTGTAGATCTTCTCATTCTTGATTGAACCTCTAATGGCATTATATTTGTTAATTTTCTTGAATAAATAAAGAATCCAATAATTAATGTTGTCCAAAATATAATTTCATATAAATCTTTAAATATTCCATAATAATAATTTATAGATAATAAATTCAATTGTCGTAATATACCAGAAATTATTTCAATAATATATCCAATTCCAATAAATATGAATGATAATATTCTGGTTCTGTTAAAAAATGAGATTTTTTCCAATATTTCTTCAATTGTAAAACTAGCTTCATATTTTGAATTTATTTTTGCAATCATCTTTTCTTTATTTATCTTTTTAATCGTTTTCCGATATAATTCAATCCATTGAAATAATATTAAACAATATAGTGCGATAGGTGTTATAAATATAATTGCATAAAATATATTATTTAAACAAATTGGAAATATTCCATTATAAGAAAATGGATCAATACTAAAATAAAGAACTAATGAAAAAGAACAAATGCATATAGTCATTAATATAGCAGGTATCATATTCGAAAAATGAATGGTTTTTCTTCTATTTCTGACTCCTATAATTCCAATAATAGAAGCAATAAAACAAATTGCAAATACTATAATACAAAATATCCTTATTCCTAAAACAAAATTCGGAATAATTAAATAATCAGCTTCACATATTCCATTCACTAAAGAATATCCAGGACTACATCGGCATCCACTTAATGTGCAAAATCCTAAATATCCACAATCAGAATCCTGACAACCATAAGCAAAAATGGGTAATAATAAAAAAGCAATTATGATAATCATGAAAATAATTATAAAAATTTTGATTTTATTTGATTTATATGAATTTTTTTGGTTCTTAACATATTTTTATTTTTTTTAATAAATCATTTATTAAATATTTATTAAATATTTATATCAATTTAAAAAACTAAATAATTTATAAAATTTAATTTATTATTTCAAAAATATAAATATTAATCATGTCTGAATTTACAAATATAAATAATATAAATATAAATAATACAAATAATGAAGATATAACAAAAAGTGAAAGAAAAGAGAAAGAAGAAGTTTTAAAAGAATCAAATGAAAATTTATTGAAAATATTTATTCAAGATAAAAAAATGATGCAATTAATAAAATCAAGAAAATATTGCAAAACAGATGAAAATGATTTTTCCAAAATTTCTTATCTTATTCCTGGAAATTATGCTCATGTAGATGGAATTAATGTTGATTCACACGAATTAATATTTCGAGGTTTCGACTTCTCTCAAAATATTCAAACTAGTGCATGGTTTGAAACAATATCTAGAATAATCACTATTGAAATGGAAGAAAATTTTCATTTTGTTGAAAAAATTGAAAAATCTGAAAAAAATATAAAAGAATTACAAATTGAAAATAGAGAATTAAAAAATAAGATAGAAGTTTTAGAAAAATTATTTCAAAAATTCGAATTAAAAAATAATAATTTTATCCCAAAAAATTATTCAGAAGAAAACATTTTATTATTAGAAAAAAATGATGAATCTACTTCACAAGAAAAAACTTTTCAAGAACTCAAAATAGAAGAATATCCAAATACAGAAGTCTCAAAGAAAGTACAAGCTCCTATAATTGAAGAAATTGTAGAAAAAGTTGAAACTCCAAAAATTGAAGAAACTATAAAGATTGAAGAAAAACCAAAGACAAAAACATTTTTTAATTGGTTTTAAATGAATTGAAAAATAAATTTATTTTTTAATGAGAATATTCACATTTTCCTTTAGATTTACATTTTTGGATGGACATTCAAAGTTTTTTTATCATGATCATATGGGCAATTGTTATTTGTACATTTTTGATTATGTTGAATTTTATCACAAAAATCAAATTAATTGTTTTTTTAGTAATCCAGTATCTTATAAATATTTTTTGATTTCTGGAATTAAATGTTCATTATCATAAAGTTTTCTATTATCTCCTCAGTCACATTTATCCAATCTAAAGGAATTGATTCTAATTCAAAAATATAATGTATATAACTTTCAAATAATCCCAAACGGGAATGAGTAAATACTGGATGTATTTCTCCATCTTTATATTTAAATTTTGAAATGAAAAAACTATCTCATGTTGTTCCAAGTGTATCATTTAAAGAATCATATTGTTTGAATGAAGATTCAGTATTGTTTAAAAAATTTAACCAACAATTGCACATTTAATAAAATATAAAATATTAATATTCAAATAAACATTTAAATCATTTAAAAAATATAAATCATTTATTTTTGAATAAATATTATTGTCTAGACAAATAAAGCGTGAATATTTATAATTTATAACTATAAGCTGCTATGCAATTAATTTTTAATTAATAAATGATTTAGTCAAAATAAATGATTTAGTCAAAATAAATTATAAATATAATTTATTTATCAAGACAATATTTTGAAAATAATTTTATCTAATAATTCTAGAAATTGATTTTAATCGAAAAATAATTAAATAAATTATAGAAATAATATTCGAAATAATATTTTAATTATAATGAAAAATGAATTTTAATTTATTAAATGATTTATTTTCAAAGAGACATATTCTATATGAATTAATAAAATAATTTTCAAACTCTAATAATTATTCAAAAATTTATTCTTATTAAAATAATTTGTTTGGAATATATTACAAAATAAATAATTGATTTACCTAAAATTTCGAAATATCACTTATTAATTTATAATAAATTTCTAAAATATTAAATCATTTATTATTAAAATAATATTTTATTTCTTTGATTCAGCTTTTCTAATATATTCAATGTATTTCTGGCTTTTCTTCCTTGTTTATGATTAGATGATTTGCAAATTCTCAAATAAAAAATAATTTAAATAAAAATAATATTTTTTATTAACAAATATTAAATTATAAAGGAATTTGGACTTTAATTATTAATTCATAAAATTTTAGAATAATTTTGTTTTATTTTATTACGAAAAATATATTTCAAATAAAAAGTTAATATTTTATTTCATATATAATTTTATTGTTCAAGATCCACATGAGTAACAGCCTTCTTGTTTTGTACAGAATATTGGAACTTCTTCCTCAGTTTTAAACTTTTTAGGATTTGATTCTTCATCTTCTTCATCAAGAATTTCTTCATCTTTCTCTTCTTTTGGTTCTTTCTCTTCTTTTGATTCCGCTAATTCGGATGATTTTCTTTTTTGGGGTTGGCCTATTGTAAACTTTTGAGCTTGTACAGTCTTCATTCTTAAATAATACATTCCTGTTTTTAGTCCTTTTTTCCATCCCAATAAATGATAATTTGATAAATCTGTCAATGTTGCAGATCTTAATGGTAAAGTGGATAATTTTTCATCTTTTTCGACTTTTGTTCTTTTAATATTTTTTATATCCTCATTTTCTTCATCACTATCGTTATAATCTTCCATATCATCTATTTCATCTTCATTTTCTTGTGAAGTTCTCATAAATGCAGAAAATGATTGAGATTGATCAATAAATTTGCTTCTTCTTGCAGACATTTCAATTAAAACTTCTGGATTAATTTCATAAGCAGTTTTATATATATCTTTAATATATTGTGGAATAGATACAATATTTTGAATAGACCCTTCTTGCTTTCTTATTTCAGTTGCCATTTCTTGTGACCATAATCCTTCCTTTTTTAATATTTGAATTAGTCTTCTATCAAAAACAACAAAGGATCCAGATAAAACATCCCTTCTTGCAATGAATGCCTCTCTAGGTTCGAAGCATTCCTGATTTCCCATGATCTGAGATGTTGAAGCTGTTGGCATCAAACTTATTCCTAAAGAATTTCTGATTCCATGTTTAGAAATTTTTTCTCTTAGTTCTTCCCAATCGAATTTTCCTGATAATTCAACCTTATTTTGTCTCCAAGATAATATTTTTGGATCAAAATCAAATTCCTTTGGTTCTTCTCCAACAGATTTAGTAAAAGATTTTAATTCTTGATCATATATCCATTTGTTTGCTTTTTCATTGGATTTATCCCACAATTCAAAATGAAATATTCCATTATAAATCATAGACCCACCATTTTCTTTATATGAAGGATAAGTTCCCTTTATTTTTGCAATTTCATTTGATTTTGTTAAAAAATTAAAATACATGCATTCAAAAATAGTCTCATTTAATTTTTGAGCTTCTTCTGAATCCCATGATAATTCTAATTCTTCTAATAAATCTGACCATCCTTGAATACCCATTCCACATGGTCTATGTTTAAGATTAGAATTTTTTGCTTCGTCTAATGGATAATGATTTATATCGATTATTATATCCAAATTATATGTAAGTTGTTGAACTACTTTTCCTAGACTTTCATAATCAAATTTTCCATCTTTTACAAACATTGGTAAACAAATGGAAGCTAAATTACATACAGCAACTTCATCTGGTGAAGTGTATTCTATAATTTCTGTACATAAATTGCTTTGAGAAATAACACCTAAATTTGATTGATTTGTTCCTCTATTACACATATCACCATATAAAATGTATGGACTTCCTGTCTGAAATTGTGTATCTAATATTTTTTCCCAAAGTTCTCCAATTCTTATTGATTTCAAGTATTTCTTTTCATTTTCATATTTTTCATATAAATATTCAAATCCTTTTCCATATGAATCTACTAATCCAGGAACATTATGTGGTGAAAACAATCTCCATGGTTGATTTGAATCTTCTTGTAATTTCTTCATAAATAAATCTGGTATCCATAATCCATAAAATAAATCTTTTGCTTTCATATCTGGGCTTCCATCATCTCTCTTTAGATCCAAAAATTCCAAAATATCTGCATGCCAAGGTTTTATATAAATGGCAAAAGATCCCTTTCTTTTACCACCACCTTGATCAACATATCTTGCTATTTCATTAAAAACTCGTAACATTGGAGCAATTCCATTGGATATTCCATTTGTTGAATTTATTGGGGTTCCTTTTGCTCTTACATATGATATTTCTGTACTTAATCCACCAGCTAATTTACTAATTAATGCATCTTTTCTCCAAGCCTCAGCAATTGCATCCAAAGAATCTTCAGCTATTTTATTTAAAAAACATGATGAAAATTGTTGATAAGGAGATCCAGCACTGAATAACGTAGGTGTAGCATGAGTTGCTAATCTATTGCATAATAATTCATATGTATTTTTCACATTTTGCAAATCTGATTTATGAATTGCTAATGCAACTCTCATAAACATATATTGTGGTCTTTCAATAGTTCTTCCATCAAGTTTGAATAAATAAGCTCTTTCTAATGTTTTGAATCCAAAATAATCAATATCATAATCTTTTTCATGATCAATCATTTTATCTAATTCATCTTTATGTAATTCTACATCTGTGATAAAATCTCTTGATAAAAGATTTGCAGGTTTTCCAGTTATTGGATTAATCCATTTACTGACTTCAAACATTGCTTCAGAAAATAATTTTGGAGTTTCTTTGTGTAAATTTGAAATTGCTAATCTTCCAGCTAGATAAGAATATTCATAATGCCTTGTTGATAATGTACAAGCATCTTCCATTGTTTTCTGATCTAGTTCTTTTGTTGTAATTCCACAAACAATTGTATCTGAAACATGGTTTACTAAATTTTCAATATCTATATTTTCTAAAATGGGAGTTTTTACAACCATTTCAGTAATACGAGTTCTAATTTTATTGATATCAATATCTTCCTTTCTTCCATTTCTTTTAATAACATAATTTTTTTCTATTTTTGGCAAATCATCAATAATATTTTCATTTGGTATATTTATTTGCATTAAATGAAATTTTTGTTTTTAAAATCGAATGGATTAAATTAATGAAAAGAAAAAAAATTTAATCTTTTTTTAATTTTTATCTTTTTCGTTCAATATGATTTTTTTTCATATATAAATCATTAAAATTAAATTAATAAATAAAATTATTAAATTAAACTATAATTATTTTTTATATTTATAAATCATTTATAACCAATAAAAAAAATTATTTTCATTTATGAACAATTATTTTTATAAAATTATTTTTAAATGAAAATTCTTTTATGTTTCCTTTTTTTAATAGAAAAAATATATTATAAATG